CTACACCAGCTCGTGTTGCAGGATTTGTAGCACAAGGACAACACGAAAGTGCAGACTTTACTATTTTACAAGAAAATCTAAACTACAGTGCAAAAGGCCTACGTAGTATATTTGGAAAGTATTTCCCGGATGATGCTATTGCAAATCAATATGCTAAAAAGGCAGAGATGATTGCTAATCGTGTCTACGGTGGGCGCATGGGCAATGGTCCAGAAGCGTCAGGTGATGGATACAAGTTTCGTGGTCGTGGTGTACTACAGTTAACAGGTCGTGCAAACTATACACAGTGTAGTCGTGATCTATTTGGTGACGATACACTAGCCAATGACCCAGATTTAGTACGTACACCAGAGTATGCTATTATCACTGCCTGCTGGTTCTGGTATAAGAACAAGTTAAACGAGATCTGCGACACTGGTGACATTGTCCTACTAAGTAAACGTATCAATGGTGGAACTATTGGTTTAGAAGATCGTATCAAACATTGGAACGATGCACTAGACGTGTTTGAAGGTTAATATATGTTATTACGTGAGCTTATAAGCGAAACCTGGAGCGACAAGTATAAACGCTCAATAAATTGTGCAAGCCCTAAGGGATTTTCGCAAAAAGCTCACTGCGCAGGTAGAAATAAAGAAGAAGATTACGATCCAAACGGTCCTCCGCCTGGTCCGGAAACTAAACCTACAATGCCGGCTGGCACTGTTAAGGTAGATGTTAGCGATGTATATGACTGGTATAAACTAGGTCAACACATTAGTAATCTTAAAGGGTTAGGTAAACACGACTTTGGTAAAGGACCTCCAAGTACTATTATGGCATTTGGTAGTGAAGAAGAAGAACACAAGTATATCGATGCGCTCAAGAAAACAGGTCTTAGCACTACTGATATTGATCCTGTTGATCCTAATCAACCTAAAAGTATGCCTCGTCAGAAAACAGATCCTACTTACAATGTAGGGGAAGCTAAAAAACGTAAGCGTAAAAAAGTTAGGCATGCAGCTTACGGTCCAGGTCCTTACGGTGGCTATGGATACTATGCTGGCTATAGCGGAGATAGTGGTGGAGGCGATGGTGGAGGCGATGGTGGAGGCGGAGGCGAAAGCATTGAGAATGAAAACTTTGCTGATGGAAAGAATCCACAAGACAAAGGTGATAGTAAACGTCACGGTATTAACACTAAAGCATCTGTAAGTTCGTTACGTAAGACTGCTAAACAGGGCGGCCGTAAAGGTCAACTAGCTCATTGGCTAGCTAACATGAAAGCAGGGAAAAAGAAGTCACTTAATGAAACTGTTATACATCCGAGTACAATGGATGCCCTAGAAGACTTTCTACCGTTTGCAATGAAGATGTTAAAATTAAACAAACTGCCTAGAATTAGCGTTCATAAAACTATAGAGACAGGTGATCAACCTAGTTTTGGTGGCTATAATCCCGACGACGGTACTATTCAATTAGCGTTAAAAGATCGTCACCCTGCAGACATACTTAGAACACTAGCGCATGAGCTAGTACATTTTAAACAAGACTTAAACGGCACACTAAATGACGATAGCGGAATGACCGGCAGTGCTGAAGAAAATCAAGCTAATTCACAAGCAGGAATTATTATGCGTCATTTTAACAAAAAGTTTCCACAATATTTAGAGTAATACTATGAAAATAAGAGAAATACTAATTAAAGAAACTGCCACTGCCGGTGCTACTAGTGCCGGCAATGTAAGCGTTGGAGCTGTTTACAAGAATAAAACAGCTAAAACTTATAAAAATAAAGACGGCACTGCTAAAAACGCACTAGATATTAAAGGGGCTAATTTGCTCACTGGTGGCAGCTTAAAACGATAAATACTACGATATTGGAGAATTCTCAAAATGCAAGATAACTTTCACCGCCCAGACGATCACGAAGCAAAAATGGCTCGTGCCGATCTATTTAAATGCGCTCAATACAGCTTTAAGCTATTCAAAATGATCCAAGAAGATCAAGAGCTAGAAGGTTGGGTACAGGCTAAGATTACTAAAGCCGCTGACTATATTGCGTCTGTGTATCACTACATGGAATACGAAATGAAGATCAGTGAGTACGGTAGTGCTATTGAAAACAGCGACATGTATTCAGAAAGCATTCGTCGTGCATTTGCACAAAAGCTAACAGAAGCTAAGGTAGAGGCCAAGAAAGCTAAAGACGAGATGAAGAAGAAAGAAAAAGCTCTAGACGAAGAGAAGTCATCAACTGGTGGTGAGATTGATCGTTCTAAGAAAGGTGTTACTAAGCATAAAGAAAATCCAAACAGATTCAGTGACGAAGAGCATACTGAGCCTAAGTCACAAGCTAAGTCAAAGTCTGCTGCTGAGAAAGCAGGTGACAAAGCCTACGATAAAGCACAAGAGAAAGATAGCAAAGCATGGGGCAAAGCTAATCCAGGTAAGCAAACTATTATGAAGGGCGGAGTTAAGACCACTAACGAGACTGCTGTTCCTATGAATCCTGATGGTGCTACTGCTCCTCCAAAGAAAGATCCTAAGACAGGACGTTATCCTGTAATCACTTCTGGTCCTAATAAAGGTAAAGAGTGGAGTGCTGCTGCACCTGGTCCTACAAACCCTGCAATGAAAGAAGCTGCCAAATCTAAAAAAGGCGACGGTAATCTAGCTAACAATGCTAAACCCTATGATAAAGTAACACAAGGTGATGTTGTTGCTGGTCGGTTAGGCAAAGACGAAAAAGGCGGCAAGGATAAAAAAGTTAAAGAAGCTGCGGCAAAATGTAATCACACTGCTAAAGGCAAGTCATGCCCAGTACACGGTCTAAAAGAATGTGGCAGTATGTATGAAGGTGATAAGTTTGATCCGTTGAAGCACGTTGAAAAGAAATCGCAAACTCCTCCTATTAAACAAGCAGCCAAAGACGTTGATCGCAAAAACTATGGTGATCGCACTGCATTGATGAAAGCCGGTGGTGTTAAAGATACTCGCGGACCACGTGGTGTAACACAAGGTTAAATCATGGACATGAAGAAAATACTACAGGCAGTAGATGGCGCAAAGGCCAAAGCTGAAGTGAATTCTTCAGACATAAAAAAGTTTCTTACTATTGTAGAAGGTAAAGGTCCATTGAATCGTTCTACTAGTGCCGAAGCATTAACAATGCAACACTATACAGAACCTAAAAAAACAATTACTAACCCAGTACTTAACGTACAAGAAGGCGCAACGCCTAGTATGATTGGTAAGTATTTTAAAGCAGTTGAAACTGAACTTGCTGAAGCTGCAACTCGTAATAAAGATTGTTCTCGTCAACTAGCCGAACGTGTTGCTAAAAAAGTTATAGAGCAAGATATCACTCGTAGAGTAACTCCTAATGCAGACGGATCATTCCCTGACCCAAACATCAATCGACTAACAGGCAAGCCTAATCCTCCAGCAGCAGAACCGGCACCTACTAATGTAAAGACAAGTGGCTCAACTGTTGAATACGGTGGTACAACTTATAATGTAGTCGGAGTTTTTGTCAAGAAAGTGTAGCAGGTCCAGAGAAGTGCTGGCCAGGACACCGTAAGGTTGGAACAAAACCAGGTACAGGTAAGAACGCAGGCAAGCGTGTAAACGACTGTGAAAAGATTGGTGAGGCAACAAGTGCGGCACAACAGGCAGCTATCGCTATTGCAAAAAAGAAAGCAGGTAAGAAGTAATGGACGAACTTAAAAAAGCAATGAAGATTGCATTTGCCAGTGAATACGCATTTGCTATCAAAGCACAAAACTTTCATTGGAACGTAGAGGGTCCATTGTTCCCACAACTACACATGTTGTTTGCTACAGTCTATGAAGAAGTTTATGGTGCAATTGACGACTTTGCAGAAAACATTCGCAAATTAGGATCATATACACCTGCTAGTTATTCACGTTTTTCAATGCTAACACAAGTTGAAGATGAGTTAAACATACTTGAAGATAGAGCTATGATTGCAGAATTACTGCAAGACAGTGATAAGATGGTTAAATTGTTAAAGATAGTATTTGATCTTTCTGAACAAGCAGGCGAACACGGATTAAGTGACTTTATAGCAGGACGCATGGATGCACATCGCAAACACAGCTGGCAGCTAAGGGCTACTTCTAAAGAATAAGAACACACTACCTTAGGACCTTTGCGTTTTTAAGTGTGGGGAGGCTGCTGCCCGCAGAAAACGATTCGCTACCGTAGACTGCTAAGTGAGCATAAATATATTATAGATTATTTGGGGAACAAAATGGACTTAAAAGCATTGATGCAAAAGTTAGAAACTATTAACAAAACAGAAATTCTAACTGAATCAGAAAAGAAAGAAACAACCTGGACTGACAAGAGCGGTAAAAAGCATCCTGCTACACAAGTCAAAGGCGACAAGTATACAGGCAAGGAAGCTGAAAAAGACGCTAAGCCAAAGAAAGACGATATAGACGAACATTTCACTAGCGCCATTGCTCAAGCATTAGTTGAAGAATTTGGTTATGAGGTTGAAGAATCTACGTTAACTGAAAATCCACATGCTAGTGATCCTGCAAAATCAGCAGCATGGGCAGCATTAAGTCCAGAAGATCAAAAGTGGTTAGGCGGTGCTGATCCAACTGACCCAGCTATTTTAGCTCGCGCTCCTAACAAAGGTAAGCCGTCAGCACCAGCACCAGGAGGCGCAGCCACTAAGCCAGCAGGTGCACCAGCATTAGTAGGAACACAGAACCAAGCACCTGATGCGGCTGCTCAGGCTAGCCGAATTGCTGATAGAATGGATGCAGAAGCAGGTGCAAATACTGCAGGGCAGGCAGCTGCTCCGGCAGCAGTAGATCCAGCTGCCGATCAACAAACTATTGACCCTGCTAAATTAGCAAGATTTAAAGAACTACTGGCAAAGGCAGCTACTCCAGCGGCGCCAAAACCTACACAAATTGCTCCTGCTCCTAAGAAGCCAGCAACTGGTGCTTCTACTAAACCATCACAACCGTTACCAGGTGTAACAGGTGTACCCGGCGCACAAATTTCAAATACACCAGCAGCAGAATCAGTAACTTACGAAGACGATCAAATATTACTTGCTATTAAAAACGTAAGATTTTAAAATGAAAGACCCGATCTTAGAATCTTTAAATACCATTCGTAGATTAGAATCGCCTGAGGTTCTAAACGAAGCTGCGGTTGCTGCACCAGCGGCAGCAGCTGGCAAGGGAATTGGAAGATTTATCCCAGGTGTTGGTGCTGCCTTAGGTGCATATGATGCTTACGGTCGTGCTAAACAAGGTGATTGGGCAGGTGCTGGATTATCAGCACTAGGTGGTGCTGCCAGTTTAATTCCAGGTGTTGGCACAGCAGCTAGTATAGGCATTGCAGGTGCTCAAGCACTACGTGATAAACAGCGTACTGGTAGCTACTTACCAGGCGAAGATGAAATTGCTGCGGCTGTTGCTAAAGATGCGGCTCCACAAGCAGGTGCGGCTAAACCAGCGGCTGCTCCTACACCTCCAGGTGCTGATCCAAAGGTACTTGCATTACAAAAACAATTAATTGCCAAAGGTGCTAAAATTACAGCAGATGGCAAAATGGGGCCAGCTACACAGGCTGCTATGAAACAATTCCCCGGCGTAGCCGTGGCAGAACAAAATAAAGGAAACGATATGTCTGAATCACAAAAAATTGCAGAGCTAAGAGATCGTCTTGCTCAATTAGAACAAACTCAACAAGTGGCTGAAGGTCCGTTAGATGCAATTAAGGCTGGCGCTCAAGGTATAGGCAACTTTTTTAAAGGTGCTAAAGCAGGAGCACAAGGTGGAACTGCCGCTAGTAATGTTGCATCAGGCGCAGCCAATTTAGGCAAAGCCGGAGATAAAGGAATGGCAGCTGCTCAAGCAGTGAAAGGGGCCGGTAATAAGGTTGCTGGCGCTGTTTCTAATAATAGAGGTAAGTTAGGAGTGGCGGCTGGTGCAGGAGCAATGGCTGCATTGAGTGGTGGTGGCGCAACTAAACCAACTGATCCAGTTAAGCCTCCAGTTAAGCCAGCAGTTACTCCAACTGCTGATCCAGCAACAGCTTCTGCAACCAGTTTAACTACAGATGAAGAAGGTGAGATGGGAGTGTTAGCTCAAGAACTCGGAGCACATATGGGCCGCGTTCCAGATCTTGATGCATTGCTATTACAATACGAAAAACTTCGTCCTGGTGCTGCCAACGCGGCTCCATAAAAAAGCGCCCCAGGGGCGCTTTTTTAATGATAGTTACCTTGGTAACAATGTCGGATTTCGTGTCCTACATCATGTAATGTAGGATTTTTCTTTGTATAGATAGTACAGGTTCTAGTGGCAAAGTTCCAAAACGCACAAGCATCTACTTTATAATTGAATCCACCATGGCCTCGACGTTTATATTCATTTTGACAAACCTGTTGTACATTCTCAACAGGCTTCCAAGTGATTAGCATAGTTTCAACCTCGTTGTCTTTAGTACTAAACGCGGCATCAGGATTGAACCATTGGGCAGAAACGTTTGAACAAATTAACAAACTAATTAACAAAGATTTTTTCATATGTGTTGCTCTGTGTAGCTAAGTATGTTATTATTATACAATACTTTTAAAGGAATGTCAATGAGTACACGCATGTATGGGCCTGAAGAAAAAGCCAAATTAGAACGTTTGATCAACGAAGGTAGTACCGTTTTACGTGAAATTGAGGATTTGAAAGAAGGGCTCAAAGAAACGGTTAAAGCTGTGGCAGAAGAATTGGAAATTAAGCCAAGTGTTATTAATAAAGCAATAACTATTGCCCATAAAGACAATTGGAAAGAGCACGAAAGTGCTTGGGAAGATGTTGAAATGATTTTGGGTGTTACTGGACGCTTGCCGCAAGATTAATGGAATTTATAAAAGGCATTTATAATTGGGCAAGGACAGACTATCGAGAATGGCCTACTCGATTTACACTGGAAATTACAGCATGGTTCATGAGCCTTGGATGTTCGCTAACATTAGCAGCCGGGGCAACTGATCCACTGTTTTTCTATCTCTATCCAATCTTTATACTTCAGTGCGCAATATTTGGATGGGCCGCCTGGACCCGTAAAAGTACAGGCATGGTAGCTAACTACCTACTATTAGTCACTATTGATCTAGTAGGCTACATTAGACTACTAAATATGTAAGAGAAAGGTTTAGTCAGCCATAAATGACAACGTAGGTATTTGCAGGCCTTAAATTGCATAGGAGAAACAATTTGTACGTAGATGCATTCTTTCAGCGTGATGCTGATATCGTGAAGGTAGTCGAACGTAGCACAGAGGGGAAACGAGTATTCAAAGAGTTTCCTGTACGCTATACGTTTTACTATCCAGACCAGAGGGGTAAGTACCAAAGTATTTACGGTGACCCTTTATCAAGAGTTGTATGTAAAAACTCAAAAGACTTCCGCAAGGAATTGTCAATTAACTCAAACAAAACACTATTTGAAGCAGATATTAATCCTATCTTCTCTACACTTAGTGAAAACTATCTCAATCAAGACGCACCAAAGCTCAATGTAGCTTTCTGGGATATTGAGGTGGACTTTGATCCAGAACGTGGCTATGCTAGTCCAGAGGACGCATTTATGCCAATTACTGCTATCGCTGTTCACCTACAATGGCTTGACACACTTGTATGTTTGGCAGTTCCTCCAAAGAAAATGAGTGTAGCAGAAGCAGAAGAACTTGTTAAGGATTTTCCTAACACGCATATCTTTGACAACGAAGCAGATATGCTAGATACGTTCTTGAACCTAATACAAGACGCTGACATCCTAAGTGGTTGGAACAGTGAGGGCTTTGATATGCCCTATACGGTTAACCGCATTACTAAAGTATTAAGCAAAGACGACACCCGTAGATTATGCTTGTGGGATCAATATCCTAAAAAACGTGAGTATGAAAAGTATGGAAAAACAGCTACTACTTATGACTTGGTTGGTCGCGTTCATTTGGACAGTCTCGAGTTGTACCGCAAGTACACCTATGAAGAACGACACACCTATCGATTGGATGCAATCGGAGAAATGGAAGTAGGTGAAAGTAAAACTGTTTACGAAGGTACACTGGATCAACTGTACAACAACGACTTCCGTAAGTTTGTTGAATATAACAGACAAGATACTGCACTATTAGATAAACTAGATAAAAAACTAAAATTTATTGACTTATCTAATAAACTAGCACACGAATGTACTGTATTACTACAGACCACAATGGGTGCTGTAGCTGTTACTGAACAGGCTATTATTAACGAATGCCATCGTAGAGGATTCCAAGTTCCTAATCGCCCTAAACGCGATGAAGAAGCAGACAACTCAGCCGCAGGTGCGTATGTAGCGTATCCTAAAGAAGGCATTCAAGATTGGATTGGCTCATTAGACATTAACTCACTGTACCCTAGTGCTATTAGAGCACTTAACATGGGACCAGAAACTATTGTAGGACAGTTACGTCAAACTGCCACACAAGAATATATTGACGAACTTACAGCAAAAGGTAAGTCATTTGCGGCTGCATGGGAAGGCATGTTCGGTAGTGTTGAGTATACCGCTGTTATGAACAAAGAAATTGGCACAGAAATTACCATTGACTGGGAAGAAGGTGGAGTTGACAAACTAAGTGCTGCCGAAGTATATCGATTGATATTTGAAAGCAATCAGCCATTTATGCTTAGTGCCAATGGTACTATCTTTACCTACGAGAAAGAAGGAATTATTCCTGGATTGTTAAAACGTTGGTATGCCGAACGTAAAGAGATGCAGGCTAAACTAAAAGAATGTATCAAGGCAGGCAACAAAGTTGAAGAAGAATATTGGGATAAACGACAGCTCGTTAAAAAGATTAACCTTAATAGTTTGTACGGTGCCATTCTTAACCCTGGTTGCCGCTTTTTTGATAAGCGTATTGGACAAAGTACTACACTAACAGGTCGTCAAATTGTTAAACACATGGCAGGCAAGGTTAATGAGATTGTAACAGGTGACTATGACTATCGTGGTAAAGCTATTATCTATGGTGATACTGACAGTTGTTACTTTTCTGCTTACAAAACCTTACAAAAAGAAATTGATAAAGGTAGTATTCCATGGACTAAAGAAACTGTTATTCAACTCTATGACCAGATTGCAGAAGAAGTTAATAACACATTCCCACAGTTTATGTTAGATGCATTTCATTGCCCAAAGAACCGTGGCGAAGTTATTAAAGCAGGACGTGAGATTGTCGGTAGTAAGAGTTTGTTTATTACTAAGAAACGTTATGCCGTTCTTTACTACGATAAAGAAGGTAAGCGTACAGACGTAGAAGGTAAGCCAGGTAAGATCAAGGCCATGGGCTTGGATCTAAAACGTAGTGATACGCCAGAATTTATTCAAAACTTCTTAAGTGATATTTTGGAGAAAGTCTTAACTGGTGCTACTGAAACAGATGTATTAGACCATATTACTGAATTCCGTACTAACTTCAAGGCTCGACCGGGATGGGAGAAAGGTTCGCCTAAACGTGCCAATAAGATTACAGAATATCAATCTAAAGAAGCAAAAGCAGGTAAGGCCAATATGCCAGGGCACGTTCGTGCAAGCATTAACTGGAATACTCTAAAACGCATGTACGACGACAAATATTCAATGAACATTACAGACGGTGCTAAAGTTATTGTTTGTAAGCTCAAAGAAAATCCACTGGGGTTTACATCAGTAGCCTATCCAGTAGATGAACTTAGACTGCCCCAGTGGTTTAAGGATTTACCATTTAATCACGAAGAAATGGAACAGACGATTATTGATAACAAGTTAGAAAACCTGATCGGTGTTCTTAATTGGGATATCAGATCAACCGAACAGACAAATACTTTCAATAAATTATTTGACTTCTAATATAAAAACCTATATACTATACAACAAAGGAAACAATCATGCAAGATATTTTAAAAGACCTCGTAGGACATACACACAGTTTAGGCTTTCTACCACTAGTTAAAATTACTGGTGATAAAGACACTGTAATTGAATCTATGGCCGAAGACCGTAGTGTTATTGTTACTGCAAAAACACACAAGGCAGTTGACGAATTCGATGGCGTCTTTGGTATGCCTAACTTAGACAAGTTAGCATTACACTTGAAGAACCCAGAGTACAAAGAAGGTGCTAACATTGAAGTAGTACGTTCACAACGTAACGGAGTTGAGATTCCAACTAGTCTGCACTTTGAAAATGCCGCTAAAGACTTTAGAAACGATTATCGTTTCATGAATAGTGAAATTATTAATGAAAAGCTAAAGTCAGTTAAGTTCAAAGGTGCAAGTTGGGACATTCAGTTTGAGCCAGCAGTAGCAAGTATTCAACGTTTACGTTTGCAAGCGGCAGCACATACTGAAGAAACAACCTTCCAAGTTAAAACAGAAGGTGGCAACTTAGTATTCTTCTTTGGTGATGCAAGTACACACGCAGGATCATTTGTGTTCCATGCTAATGTAGATGGAAAATTAAAGCAGACATGGTCATGGCCTGTGAATCAAGTTATGGCAATTCTTGCACTTGACGGTGATAAGACTATGCGTATTGCAGATGCAGGTGCTATGCAAATTACAGTTGATTCTGGTCTTGCTGAATACAACTACATTTTACCAGCACAGAGCAAATAATGAATAAAAACCTGACTGCACAGCAAAGCGATTACGCATACTTCTTGCCAGCTACGTCAGGTTTCTACTCAACGTTCATAGGCAAACAACGCTATGGAAACTATGTAGATCCTGCACGTATACCGCCAAGTCTAACTAATGGCATAGAAAGTCTTAACTATCTAAATCCAGATAAAGGTGCATTTTACTTTGATCACTGTCTATACTCTGCAGGACATGCTAACTTAGATCTTACCAAGCCAGATGAAACTGAAGATATGTTTCGTAATAGAGATCGTAGCACTAGCTGGGTCTTAGGTGACTCTGGTGGATTCCAGATTGGTAAAGGTGTATGGGAAGGCGAGTGGCGTGATCCTACAGGACCAGAAGTTGCTGCCATGTGGGCAGAAGTCAATGCTAAAGGTGTTGAGCTTGTACCACAACTACATCCTACTGGCGATCCTAAAACTGATAAGAATGGTAATCCTAAGTACACCAAAGTAGATCATCCTAAGCTCTATCAAGCTCGATTAGATGCCGCACAGAAAAAACGTGAACAAGTATTAACTTGGATGGATGCACTTATGGACTATGGCATGGTACTTGATATTCCAGCGTGGGTTGAACGTAGTCCTGCCGGACGTAAAGCAACTGGTATTGAATCATATCAACAGGCAGTAAATGCCACTAGATATAATAACGAATACTTTATCAAGCATCGCAATGGCAACTGCAAGTTCTTAAATGTTTTACAAGGTGAAACACACGAACAAGCAGATGATTGGTATCAACAGGTTAAAGACTTTTGCGATACTAAGATCTACGGTGCTAAAGCATTTAATGGTTGGGGTATGGGTGGACAGAACATGTGTGATATTCACCTTGTGCTTAAACGCCTAGTGGCACTACGTTTTGACGGCTTGTTAGAACAGGGTCAGCATGATTGGATGCACTTCTTAGGTACATCAAAGTTAGAGTGGGCTGTGCTACTAACAGACATCCAACGTGCTGTACGCAAGTATCATAATCCAAACTTTACTATCAGCTTTGACTGTGCAAGTCCGTTCCTAGCAACTGCTAATGGACAGATTTATATCAATACAGAAACTGAAGATCGTACCAAATGGGTTTATCGTATGCAGGCGAGTGCGGATGATAAGAAGTACGCTACTGACTCACGCTTGTTTAAAGATGCAGTATTGCAAGATGGTATATTTGAAAAGTTTGAATCCAGTCCAATTATTGATCAATTAGAAATGAAAGATATTTGTATCTATGCTCCTGGTGACCTAAATAAAAATGGTAAAGAAGGTAAGACTTCGTGGGATTCATTTAGCTATGCTCTAATGATGGGACACAATGTTTGGATGCATTTGAATGCAGTACAGGAAGCCAATCGACAATATGATTTGGGCAAATTACCTGCCATGTTAGTTGACGAACGCTTCGATAGAGTGTATTATAAGGACATAGTCGATGCAATTTTTGCATGTGATAATAGAGACGATGCTAATGCAATCGTTGAGTATTACAGCAAGTTTTGGATGACTATTATTGGTACACGTGGTGCTACTGGCAAGAAGACTGTCAATGCACACACTAAAGCTGAAGAATTTGGTATTCCTACTGCGGATTTTTCCGATTTAAGAATAGCTAAAGTTGAAGAACCCGTTGTTACAACCTTTGATAGTTTATTCGAATGACACTACCTGATGAACGTTATCGTGCAGTAATGCAAACTAGAAGATTCTTATTAGATCTTTGCAATAGTGATCACACTCCACGAGTTCCTAAACTGGTTAGGCAAACCGCCCGAGATTTGCTACGTCACTATCCTAGCGATTGGGATATGACTCGTGCTGCCGAGGGTTCTCCTGATGTATTTCAGGAACGTATGGAAGCAGTTACTAGGCTCATGAAACAATACGAAGAAGGCAAAAAGAATGAAGCGTGATTATACAGACGGTGTAAAAGAAGATATTACATTCTTTATCGGAACAGAAGTAGAGCATACACCTGCATTTGGTATGCGTACTTTGTTTGTAACAGATGTACAGCCAGTTGAAGAGATTGCAATAAACTTAAATGGTTGCGGCCATATCTTTTTTGGTGCAAATCATAGTTTCCATCCTGCAGATAATTTAGAGTGGCAACGTTGGGAAACTATGATTGAGTTTTTTCTAAAAAAAGGTTACTGGTGTAGTCTTGATATTCCAATCTCACATGCAGAAGATTTTCTTGAAAACGGGCTCAATGAATATACCAATTTTATTCCACAAATAAGAGTGCCAATTCCTTACATTAAATTGTGGAATTATAATACAATGCTTAAAATCGATGATAAAGATTTTAAAGCAACTAATCCCGGTGTGTGGTCACACAGTCTACATACACTAATGGATCGTAGTAAGTTCACAGACTGGTCACAGTATCAAAATGATGAAATTGTAAAATGAAAGACAATGTAATTATTTTAGAAAATGTCTATAATAAAAACACGTATAATAGACTATTTAGAGAATTACACGAACATCAATTCTCCTATTTTTGGGGAGGTGGTGATGCTAACGGAAGTTTGTACTGGCACAGTGATCTAAAAAATTCTAGTCCAGTACAAGACTCATGCAAGGAACTCTTCGAAGAATTTTCAAAGAAATTTTCTATTAATATAAATCTGGGAACAGTATATATAAATGCACAGACATACGGCGCTGAACCGGGCCCGCATTACGACTACCATGACGAAAATTCTGTTACTGTTATAAACTATATTACAGATACATGGAATATCACATGGGGTGGGGAAACTTTTCTATTTGACAAATACTCTTACACTAAAGAAGACAGAAAAGTTGAAACTATTCAATCTTTGCTATTCGAGCCAATACCTATTGACGCAGTAGTAACACCAGCGTATAATAGAAGTATCATATTTCCAGGTAATAAATTACATTGTGTAAGAGCATTGTCAAGATATTTTCCTGGTACTAGATACACATACATGTATAAACTAAAGGATATTACTCTTACAGAGTTAATGAAAAATTATAATGCACATTAAACAAGACATTCGCCCTAACAAAATGATTTGGGTTACCTTCAACAAAGAAGGTATGCACAAATATCCAGCCGCACTTACAGATCCAGCACTTGCTACAGGTGATGAGTACGATGTAAGTTTTCTGGGCTATCCGCATCGTCACATCTTCCACTTTAAAGTTTGGATTGAAGTATTTCACGATGATCGCGATATTGAGTTTATTCAGTTTAAACGATGGTTGCTAAATCTTTACAAAGATAGTATACTAGCGTTAGACTTTAAAAGTTGTGAAATGATGTCTGAAGATTTACATCAACAGATTTCACAAAGGCATCCTAACCGTGAGGTTTGGATTGAGGTCTCCGAAGACGGAGAAAATGGTTCATTTATTAAATATTAAGGAAAGCTATAATGGCTAAGAACTACCGCGACGTTAACTACTTTGAAAATCGTCCCGACATTGTAAAGATTTTCGATGACTTGGAAAAGTTCAAAGACTTTTGCCGTTTCGAAATGTGTGAGTTCAACGAGGCTAATCTCTACAACAGAGAAAGTCAGATTTGGAACAACTTTTATCATAGCACACGCCCACGTAAACCACGTGGTGAATGGCAGCAACGTGGCGAATACAATCGCAGTGGTAACAACAACTATCGTCAACGCAATGACAATTTTTCTCGTTGATTTAGAATCAGTTGAGACAAGGTACACGGGTCAGTGGAAGACTCATGTACCTGAACTTCTACGAAAGGCTGGACACAATGTCAACATTATATCAGGTCCTACGGACATTCCTAGTGCTACCACTCCTGGAGCATTTCTCAACTTTGGCGGCACTAATATCTACAAGGCTAGTCAAGTGGAGCAGATTCCAGTAACTACACATGGCCTATGGCATGCCGGCAGTTATGATCCTCAAGATTTTCTAGGACGTCTTGTTGGCAGGGCTAAGTGGGTTCGTCATGCTGAAAAATCGTTCTTCTATGCATTTGATCACAACTACTTTGCTACAGATTTTCATATTAGAATGTTTGTAGACAACTTGCTAGAAGATGGATATAAGAGCGAAAATCCTTATTACGAAGAGGACTACGATGACTATCAAACTAGTGGCAAGATTGTACGCACTGGTTGGCCTATGGAATATTTCCAAGACACTCTTGCACCTTATAAAGGTATGAAGAAACGAGACATGATCTTGTTTCCGCACCGTATTGCTCCAGAAAAACAAGTTGAGATCTTTAGAGACTTAGCTAAACATTTGCCGCAATACGAGTTTGTTGTTTGTCAAGATCAACAACTTACTAAGCATGAGTATCATACACTACTAGGTGAAGCTAAGATGGTGTTCAGTGCTAACTTGCAGGAAACACTAGGTATCAGTTGGTATGAAGGTGCTGTAGTAGATGCAATACCTATGGTGCCTGATAGACTCAGCTATAGTGAAATGGCATTTGATACATTTAAGTATCCTAGCGAATGGACTGACAGTTTTGAAGCATATGAATCTGCTCGACCGGCAGTATGCAATAAAATTATTCAGTACATGAATCATTACGAACAATTTGTTCCACAGGTTCGTAAGCAAACGGAGGCGTTACATGAGTACTTCTTCTCAGCCATCAATCTCATTAGACGATTTAATTAAAGATTTAAAAATAGATTTATCAGAATCTACTACAGTAATAGGTAGTATGAGTGATTATTCATATCATTACAACAATGATATGTCAACTATCACATCAGGTACAGGTATATCTACAATAAGTAATCCTGTATCGTACACTATTGGAAGTATAAGCCCTACTATAAGCACAATATCAATTGATAATTCTCAGTTTACATGGAACATGCCTGTAGAGTGGGTTGGCACATTTCCCGACTGGGATAGAGTAGAAGATATGTGTAAGAAATATCCCGCACTTGAGATTGCTTTAAGAAATTTTAAAACTGTTTATCAATTAGTAAAGGACGACTATGATAATCCAACTCCTAAAAAATAAATTCTTTAATTGGTTAGAACAACATGATCGTAAAAGAATCATTATGGATAGAACTAGTGAAGAGCCTTTACTCACACGTTACTACATCTTTCTTAAGGACAGAGCATGGTTTCCGTTTAATGTGTTCATTCACAAGTTTCATAAGTCAGATCCCGATGACGTGCATGATCATCCATGGCCTTACGCTACTCTAATTTTAAAAGGTGGATACTATGAATGGACTCCTGTCTTTGACTCAGCAGGTAAACAGATCGCTGAAACGGTTACATGGAGAGGACCCGGCAGTTTTCGTGTATGTGGCGCTAACAGCTATCATCGTCTTGAGCTTGATCCTAGCGTAGAATGTTGGACTATGTTCATGCCAGGACCACAAAAGAGAGAATGGGGATTTCTCGTAAAGAACAAATGGATACACAATGAGCACTACCTTGAACAACGGCGCCAGTAAAAGTGGGTATGGTGCTGTTCCGCCAAGTCACAATCTTCCTGCATATATAGGTGCTACACCGCCACTAACTGTTGGACAGGTGTATACTACTAATGGTACTGCTGGACAATTTTTAACAAGTGGATCAAACGGTACAAGTTGGTCTAACTCAAACAGCGAAGTTATGAGGATTAACCAAACAAATCCTCCAGAATTAGAAGTCAAAGGTCGAATGGTTATTAACGGACGAGACTTGGAAGAACGGTTAGATACAATCGAAAAAGTCTTGCGTATTCCCGAAAGAGATGTTAAACTAGAAAAGAAGCACCCAAAGCTAAAAAAACTGTATGACGAATACATTGCGGCATTGGGTAAGTATAGGACGTTTGAAGCAATTAAAGGAGATGATTGATGAATAGTTTTGTAGTTAAAGATACGCCAGGTTTTAAAATAAGTGTTAAATCTTGGAAATGTGTAAGGCCTAATGATCTTAATGCATTAGAATTTGTGCAAGAAACAAAAAACAGCAAAGGTGAGGTAGATTTATCTTCAACCTATCAATTTTTTATGACTGATGAGGAAGTAGTAGACTTATGTAACGGTCTACTCGAAAATGTTATCAATGGCAACTGATTTAGAAAAGGCACTAAATGAAAAACGAGCACCGTGGACAGAGATCGAATTCCGAGCAACAGATTTCTGGATCTTCAGAGATGCTTATCCAGTTACCCAAGGGCATCTGTTATTTGTGCCTACCAAAGAGTCAAGTTACAATCTCTGGGAGTGCTACAAAGCAGCCTACAAGTTCGGATATGAAGGGGTCGAAGCAGAAAGGTGGGATGGCTTTAACGTTGGGCAAAATGTCGGCGAGTCAGCTGGACAAACGGTAATGTATCCACATGTGCATATGATTCCAAGACGCAAGGGCGATATGGAAGATCCACGTGGCGGCGTTAGACACGTTATTCCAGAAAAAGGCAATTATGCTAGTAGAAAAAACTTGGTGGACTGATATAAGTAATACCGATCAGATTGTTCTAGTCGGCTGGAATAAAGGTATAGAAGTTGCCTACGGGTGGAATGAAGCATGTGCCAAGGTGTTGGGAGTATTTGGATTGCCAGGTGAACGATTCTATTACAGACCAAAAGAAGATTATATGATTTTTATTTTTAAATCAGTAAACGATGCAAGACTGTGTCGCATATTACTAAGCGAGGTTATGTGATTAAGTATATTGTTGGATTTCTTGTTGGATTTCTTTTATGGATGGTTATACTCAGTATAACTCCTATGCCAGAAACTAAAGTTTATGATTGTAGTATGGCTGAATGGCATCCTGATATTCCTAAAGACGTAAAAGAAGAATGTCGTAAACTAAGAATGCAGGCTCCGAGCTTTAATATATAATGACAAACATAGGTATTGTTGGATTAGGATTTGTAGGAGAAGCTGTACGCCACGCATACGAAAGTCTGTTTATTAAAGTTATAGTAGTTGACGTTGATCCGTCTAGATCTACAGGTACTTATGCTGATCTGCAAGAATGTGATGCTGTATTTGTATGCGTGCCTAGTCCTAGTAAAGATACTGGCGAGTGCGATACCAGTATACTAAACTCTGTACTGTATATGTTGCAGGATTACAAAAATGTTATAATCAGTAAGACCACTGCAACTCCACAGTTTTACGAAAAGATGCAGACTGTCTATCCTAATCTAGTACACATACCAGAGTTTTTAACAGCCGCTAGGGCTAATCAAGATTATCTCAAAGAACAAAATGCTATTATAGGTGGAAAAATTGCTGCCTATAGAAATGAAGCTGAACGCATTATTAAACTAGTACAGCCTATAACAATGGTAGAACATTGTTCAATAGGTGAAGCTGCCTTTGTCAAATATACAATTAACTCATATCTAGCCACTAAAGTAGTGTTTATGAATGAGATGTCAGAGCTAGCAGTAGCACACGGATATAAGTGGGATAATATTAGAATGTACCTAGCAGAAGACAACCGTATTGGACTAAGTCACATGCAGGTACCCGGACCAGATGGTTACTACGGATTTGGGGGCATGTGCTTTCCAAAAGACACAACCGCTTGGGTGAAGTATGCAAATAAATTGGGCGTACAATTGAGCGTATTGAAGACAGCAATTAAGAAAAATGTCCTATTAAGGTTGCAAAAACCTAAATAATCTAGTACAATGTACAACAGTCATCCACGACAATAACTCGGAGAATAATTTGACAAACAAAAATGAAAC